GGTGGAAAAGCAATACCAATCATTGGTGGTATTGTCAATCTACTATTTGCGTATGATAGACTTGCTCAAGGTGATTTAATTGGTGGGTTATTAGAGGGTGCATCCGGTGTTCTTGATTTGTCTGGCGCATTTGGAAACGTAGCAGGTCCTGGAATCTCAATGGGTATTGATGCATATATGTTTGCTCGTGATTTCATTCCTCAAATTCAGGAGACTGAAGGAAAAGTTATAAATGGATTGGGTCTTGGTGGAATTAAATCTCAAATTGAAACACTTTCCAAGAAACTCCCTGATCTTTCTACTATCGTTAAAGGTTTTACTGGTGGCGATCCAAACAAACCAATAGTTGGTGGAGATGAAAATAAAGTAACACCAACAGATGAACCTGCTACTACTACCACCGGAATAGGTCCCGGATCTGGTGCAAATGTGACAGGTGCTACTGGTAAAGGTATGCAAACTGGACCTGCTGGATATGATAGAATTGGTGCTGGTGCTGCATATCACGTTGATACTAAATTCCACGAAAGCATCGGAATGAATGGGATGATTGCTGCTATGGATAAGTTGGCAGATGCTTATACTGCAAGAGATAAAGAGATTGTTTTCTCTGGTCAGGGATACGCTAGATCACAAGCATATAAGTCTGACTTAGATCCAGAAGAGAAGAAAAAATTAATGCAGAGTGCAATAGATGCTCACAGTCATTCCACATTTATGAGAGCAGAGGGATTTAAACCATTTGATTATTACATCCCAGATATTTCTGCCAACAAAAATTTGTATCACTCATCAACAGAGGGAGCAGAAATTCTCTTACCACAAATGGGTGGAGAGATTAAAGTTGGTTCTGCTTATGGTGGATATGGAAAGAGTGCTGAAATTTTTGATACATCGGGGAAGATGGTTGCAATGACAGGTCACGGTGATCTTGCATATGCAAAAGGTGGATTTACCAAGGCAATGGCGCATAAAGCAATTCTGGGTGAAGAAGGAAAAGAATTTGTCATTGATGCTGACTCCACTGCTGCTTTGGAGGGAACGTTCCCAGGTTTCTTACAGGCAATCAATAAAGCAGATGGTAAAGCAGCTATTGAGGTATTGAGAAATTATGCATCATATGATATGCCTGAGGTGGTTCCTGTTCCTGTTCCTGCTCCACAACCTCCCGCGCAACAAAATCCATATCAAACTATGAAAAAAGCAAGTAAAATTATTATGGTAAAAGCAAAAGAAGCATTCAATGACATCCTCTATATGCGTTAAATAGTAGTAAGAGGTAATAAAAATGGCAGATACTAAGGTAACGAGCGCACAATCTACACCAGCTTTTATTGAGAGAATTGATATTGTCTCCAATAAAGATACTAGTAAGAGTGTGTCTGTTGTTAACGGAACAGTACAAGTAATGTATTATGAGAGTCTCCTACAAGACTCTATAATGGCAACGGTCTTGTTTACAGACTCAGGAAATACTATTGATGATAAAACCGCTGTTGAGGGACTGCCTATTGTTACCACTGAAAAGGTATTCTTCAAAATAAAAGACAACAATGATGTCACATTAGATTTGGTGTTTTATATTGAGGAGTGTGATGCTGTAGGAGATAAGACAACAAAGGGTGCCGTCAGCTTAAAATTAGTATCAAAAGAATATCTTTTAAATGATGAAGTAAGATTGAATCAAAGATTTGATGGTAAAATATCTGACACCGTTAAGAAAATTTTAACCGAATTTTTAGAAACCGAAAAGGATGTAACCGATATAGAAGAGTCAAATAATTTAAACGAGATACCAGGTAATTGGAAACCTCTTTACACATTGAACTGGTTATCAAAACATGCAGCACCAACATCAGTCACTCCTATCGGTAAAACAGCAGGATACTTTTTCTTTGAGACATCAGAAGGATATAAGTTTAAATCAATTGACACTCTTCTAAGTCAGGAAAAGAAGAAATCAATTATCTATAACGAGACACCTGACACAAGAGGTGCTAACATACCAGAGGGATATGATTTAAAAGCACTTACATTTTCAAAGAAAAATAAAATTAACGCACAGGAAAAACTAGAAGCAGGATTTCAATCTACAAAAATAGTAGTCTTTGATCCATATACGTGTAAGTATGAAATCATAACACCTAAGGCAAAAGGTGATGACGGAACTGAAGAGTCTTTAAAACTTGGAGGTAAAGAATTACCGACATTAAATCCAGAGTTAAATCGGGAAGGAAAGGATAAGCAGTTTTCCAGAACTACATATATGGTTCGTGATACTGGAACTTTACCCACGGGAAATTCTAAGGAACAAATTAGTAAGGCAAAGGAGGAAAATCTTAAACCGGAATTGATTATCAATCAGGCAATTATGCGCTATAATCAATTGTATACATCTGAAATTGAAATCACAATACCAGGAGATTTTTCTCTACATGCAGGTGATGCAGTTTACTTTGATGCACCATCAGCACAGAAAGATACAAAGAACGATGATATAGATCGTCAAATTGGAGGTCTATATATTATATCGGCATTATGTCATCTTGTTAATTCATCTGGGACTTATACTAAATTAAACTTAGTAAGAGACTCTTTTGGAAGAACCGGAAAAGCCAGGGAGTCAACACCACAGTCAGGGAAACCTGCGACTCCTACATCTATTCCTGGTGTACAACCTTCTATTCAAAGAAAAACATTCAGTAACACAGGAACATTCTAACAAAAACTTATGGAAAGTATAGAAAAGCATATTCAGAAGGATAAAGAAATTCTTCAGGATCCCACAACTAATCCACAAATGCGTCGTCATATTGAAGGCGAACTGCATGAATTGGAGGAGTATGTAGAGCATCATAAAAAAGAAATTGAGGATGGAGATCATCATGATCCTTCATACTTAGAACTTTATTGTGATCAAAACCCATCCGAACCTGAATGCCTGGTGTACGACGACTAATGGAAACAGGCGGATCACTATTTAATTCTGGTTTTTTAGGTAATCATTTCTATTGGTGGATTGGTCAGATTGCTGACGATTCTGAGTGGAGAGATAATGTTCTGCCTGGAAAATTTGAAGATGCTAATAGTATTCCTGGTTGGGGATTTAGATATAAAGTTCGTATCATGGGTATCCATGATAAAGAGAATGAATCTATCCCTACAGATCAATTGCCTTGGGCAAGTGTTATGTACCCCATCACTTCTGGTGGAGGACAAACAAACTCATCTCAAACTCCTGCATTACGTCAAGGTAATTTTGTTTTTGGATTTTTCTTAGACGGACAAGATCAACAAGTTCCTATCATTATGGGTATTCTGGGCAACAATGCCCAGACCCCAATGTCAACAAAGATCGGGGAGTCTGATACTAATTTTACTGCAACCAGTGGATATGCAGAAGGAAAAAATCCACCACCAGGCAGTGCAAAACCACAGGCACCCGATGAAGGATTAGTTACTAAGAAACCTCAGAGCCCAGCAGAAGCAAAAGAACTTGCTCCTCCGGCACCAGGGGTTCAACTTAATAAGTTTGGACTTGATCCAACAAAAACTCTATCAAGAAAACAACTTCAGATTGCCACTGATGCAAGAGAAGAAGCAAGAAATCAAGGTCTAACAGGACAAGATGTAGAAAATGCTGCCATGAGGGCAGTTGCAGAAGATTTAAAAACAAGAAGGAGAATTGCTAACTCTCCAATCGCTCCAAGTCAAGGTAATCCAACAAAAGAAAATCCAGATCCCCATCAACTTTCTGTTGCTGATGTAAAATTACAAACTAAGACTGATGAATGTATAGTTATAATGAAACCTGACGATTTGATTGGATCTGCTGTAAAAGGAATTCAAACGGTTCTTCATTCACTAACGGAAAAAATTAATTCATATCTTAGTGCAATCTCAAGTTATATTGATGCAGCATCAAACGTAATCAGTAATATTCAAAATATAATATCAAATGCTGCCTGTGAGATTGCAAAATATATGAAGATACTCTTTGATAAAATTATGGAGTATGTATTAAAAATTTTAAATAAAGCATTAACTAAAGCAGTTGCTGCGATGCCCACTCATATGAGATCTATGATGGGTGATATGAAAGAAAAAATAACCGAACTTATTTTATGTTTGTATGGTAAACTTACGGGTAATCTTTGTGGATTAATTCAAGGTATCCTTGATGATATTTTAAATCTAGATGATGCAGAGAAAAAGGCAAGAGATAATGTAATGAATCCTCAGAATGATGATATTAAAAGACAACCTTTTGTTTCTACTTGTACTGCAGAAGATATGATTGGTCAAGCATTGTATGCAAGTAAAACTGAAATTGATAATGCAAATAATAATTTGCTTGATAATGTAAATGCTTTCTTAGAAGATATTCAAAATGAACTTGCTGGTGTCAGTGGTGCATTATCAGATATTCAATCTCTGCTTGGGGGAATTAGTGGTAGTATGACATCTGCACTATCATTTAGCAATATTTCTCTCAATGTTTTTGGTTGTGAGTTATCACCAAACGTTGCAGTTTCTGACAGTTATTGTCTATCTCACGGTGGATCTGCTCAACCAGATTCTTCACTACCAAGTGCTAAGTCTATTGAAAATGCAACTAATAGGGAGAATGATCCTCCAAGGGAACAACCAAAAGAACCAGCATTTGCAGAACCACCTGCATCTCAACCTGACATAGATGTTTCTTCTGATATTGATGCGGAAATTCAAAGATCCCAGGCTGGCGATAGGTCCGGTCTTGACGATGCCCTAGATATTTCATAATAAATACTCAATATGAAGACAAAGTATAATCGATAATGTCGTTTAATCTCTTCGGACCAGCAACTAGATGTGATATTAGGCTCGGTTATATTGATCCTAATGAAGGGTTTGTTGGTGACCTAACACTTCATGAAGCTAATAAGTATGCTAAGTTAAATCCAGGAACTACTTTTATCTTTAGAACCAGGGATAGAATTAAATTCCTGAACATCAATGAGGTTAATAAATTAACTGCAAAAGATCTTACTCCAGACTCATCTGCTGATGGAAAAGATGGTTGTCCTGGAGTAACCGGTCTTGATATCTATGATGATGATGGAAATATAAAACCAGAGGTCTTTGAGGAAAAATCACCTAATGTAAGATTCTCTGGTGGAGGGGGAATTGGTGCAAAGGGTAATCCTATATTTGGTGACGATGGTAGCCTCCTTGCTGTTGATTTAATTGATGGTGGATGGGGATATCAATATCCACCCATCACCGAAGTTTTTGACCCATATGGAATTGGTGCAGGTGCAGTAACTCGATCTATTATGATCGGAGATCCATCATATCCAGAGTGTAAGTTTATAAAAACTTTTATAACTTATGAAAATGAGGAAGATTTTGAAGAACCAGATCTGACCATCTGTGCCCCGTCAAGTTCTGGTGGTTTTGGTAGAAGATATAATGCCGAGGGAACTGATATTGGACCATGGGATCCAACGGTCTATGCCAATTTTGATGGGAGTCCTGTAAGAGCAGAAATTCAAAGATATCAAGATTTCTTATTATCATTGCAAGGTGGAGTCAAAGTCAATGTACAAGACAATACGATTCGTAATTGGTGGACATCTAGAAGATTTAGACCATTAAGTGTTACATCGGGAAATAAAAAATCTAGAGTTGTTCACGATGTTTCTCACTGGGGATGGGGTGGTAGAGAAGTAACCGCAATAAAATCTCCACCAGCAAAAACAGAATCTTTTGAGGATGTTAAATTTAAAGTATTCACTCAAGGTGGGAACCAGGCAGATAGAGGATTAGTATTTAATTTTGTTGCAGAGGATGGATCTCATAAATTCAAATTTACAGCAGAGAGTTTCAAAGACAGTAAAACAGATACTGTAACTAAAAAAGTAAAAAGAAATACTGTTTATAAAATAACATCATCAGGATCGTTTAGAGGTAAAGGAACTGAGCAAGGTCTTATTGGAGGTCTTGGAAGAGATGCAAAGGAAATTAAAGGAAATAAAAAAGGTTCAGTAATTTTTGCTGACTTTGTTGAATCTTCTAATGATAATGATGATTTACAAGTTGAAGCAACTCAAGGTATATTCAAGGCCAGTAATGAAAGAAAACAAGATGGTCATAGTATCAATGACTTAACTTACATTTTTGAGAGTACCAAAGATTTTAAACCAAAGAAAAATAATAAAACTCAGATAATTGAAGATAGTTTTATGAATCGCCATGCGATTTCTCCAGTTCCTCCATCCAATGTTCCTGGAAGTGATTTTGCTGGCATAGAATATACGATGGAGTGGGAAGAAAATTTCCCATATGCTGGAGAATATACTTTTAAATATCTGGCAGATAATTTTGGATCATTATATCTGGACAATGAACTCATAGGTAGCACAAGAAGATTTAAAGGTAATCCAGACAAACTTAAAAAACATATTGAGCAAGGTGTTCATAGGATTAGATTTGATCTTGAAAATCTTCCCATCTATAAAACTGTTACTAAACAGTTAAAAGAAGCAAAGAGAATTGAAACTGAGTTTGAAGTCTATGGGCAAGGTAGTCAAATACATAGACAAATTAAGTTTGCCTTTACCTCTGAAGATGGATCAGATTCTTTTGTTATAAAAAATGCTGAAAGATCTGGATCCTCATATAAAAAGACCATTAATGTTTTAAGAAATACAAATTATAAAGTCGTTGCAATAGCAGATGACGCTTCCACTGAAACAACCTCTGATACTAGAGAATATAAGATTGAGTATGGATCGGGTGTATCACCAACGACAGGTAGAAGAGTTGTAAGTAATAATAAAAAAATAGAATTTGATGATGATGCAGGTAATGGATTTGATATAAATGCAGAATTTAAAATTGTATCCACATCACCTGGAGTGACAGCAAAGTTTTCTGATGATGCTACAAAATTAATTGTAAAGGGTAGATCTAGTGGCGATGTTACTTTAAAACTTGAATGGGATGATAATCCTCGCACAGCTGGAATTTCTGTTGACTCTATCAAAATCGGTGATACTCAATGGATACAAAGAGGAGAAAGAGGAAATGTATCAAGAACTATAAAACTTAATAGAGTAGTCAATAAAAAATCAAACAGTGGAATTGTTGAACAAGGCACTATAAAATCAAGTTCTTTTACAAAGGGTGGAAAGGGATTAGAAAGAGGTAGTAATCCTGGAAAAGTTATTTTTGCTGATTACATTGGATCTGCGAATGATAATGATGATATGCAAATCCGTGTAAACAGAGGAATTTTTACTCCTACAAATAGAAGAAAAATATCTGGATCTGGACCTCAGGGTAAGCAAACTAGAAATACTTTTGATTTAACTTTTAGAGTAGATGTTAAATCAGAACCAAAAAATTCAAGTAAATCAACTGAGGGTTTTGAAACTTCAGTTATATTTGATACCATATCTTTTCAAAATAAAGCAGATAGAAAACTTTGGAGAATAAATCCATCGGCAGGTAGAGATGGAGACTTTCTGAATAGATTTGGTATTCTCCCATTCAGACCAGATGCAGAAAGTTCTACAAAGAGTTCTGAAGCAGGCACTCATATCATTAGATGGGAATATGTAGATTTTCCTATTAGTGGTAACTATAATATTGAAGTTATGGTTGATGATGATGTGGACATTTACATTGGAAATCGTGCTGGTGGTGGTAGGAAAGGAATTGGTAATGGCCTTCGTGACATTGATGCAGGTGGTGATGAGGTCATCATCCGAAAGAAAGGATTTAGTGCTCCCGGAAGAAGCACCGGAAAAAGTTTTGAGACCCGATACTTTGAAGCAGGTAAGTATAGAATCCGTGCAGAGTTAAAACAAATATCAGGAAAACCTTTGGCAAAGGGAAATCCTATGGCTCTTGCCATAAGAATTGCGACAACTTTTAAGGAGAAAAAAATTGTATCTGCTAGATCTTGGAATCAAAATCCAATGGGATTAGCACTTGTAATTGATGCTCCAATGCCACCGATCCCACAAGAACCAATTCCAGTTCAAGAAGGTCGCTGCCCTAATAATCCTGTATGGTCCACAAGATTCCCTGGATCAAAGGATAGATGGTATCCTGTCACTCATCCTGCTTGGAGCCCATTTACAAATAGATTTGCATTATCTCCTATTCCTCCACTGGGCACACCGGGATCTGATAGTGGTGGAATAGTTTACAGAACCTCTTGGGTTATTGAAGCACCATATGCTGGATTCTATGGAATGAAGGGAACAGTAGATAATGGTGGAAGAATTCTTGTTGATGATAGAGTAGTTTTAGAGGGTGGACGTGGTTATAATGGTAGAACTTTAGAAGGATTTAAATCTGAGAATCCAAGGACAGTGAAGTTTCCTCTTTCTGAAGGTAAACATACTATTACTGTAGAGGCATTGAATGAGGAGACTGATACTTTTAAGACAGTTCGGAAGAAAATTTTTGATACCAGAGATTGGGTAACTCCGACAAAACCTGCAAAACCAGTGGATGTTGATTTTAAAATATCATCTGATGCTAAGTATGCTAATAGGATTGTGATTAAAGAACTTGATATTGATGAGGGTAAGCAATATGATGGATCCCAAATCAAAAAAAGTCTTTCAAGAAGTGTTCAACCTGGTAAAGTTTATGAGGTTAAACTTTTTAGTGAGCAAAGTAAAAGAGGAGTAAGATTGAGATCAAAAGGTTCTATATTAGAGATGGAGGATGCCAGTGATAATGATTATACGGATATAATATGTGGTGCATCTAAAGGAACATTTTTTGATTTTGAAAATGGTAAAAATTCTGCTAAATGTAAATTTACCATTGCTGGTAAACCCACTAAGGGATTATCAAGTGGAACTGTTAAGGATGGAGTTACTTATGATGGTCCTCCGATCACAAGTTATAAGAAAGGATTTTTGTCTCCTGTATTTCAAAATATATTCACACCCACTGAAGAAATTCAAGGTAAGACTTGGGTGATGAAGTGGAACAACGTAGATTTTCCAAAGAGTGGAAGATATAGATTGGAAGCAGAAGTTGATGATGAAGTTGATGTCTTCATTGATGGAGAAAAAATAGGAACAGCAAAAATATTCTCAGGATTTACTGCTAAAGGTGATAAGAAAAATTATATTAATTTTACTGCAACAAAGGGTAAGAGAACTATTGAGTTAAGGCTTAGGAATATTCGTATTCCCAACACATCTTTTCAGCAAAATCCAACTGTTCTTAAATTAAAAATTACAACACCTGAAGATGTTTCTACAGGAATTAGTAAACCATGGAGAAGTAATCCCATTGGTATTTCAGCAATCTTAATCCCACCACCTTGCCCAAAAGAGGTTGATGGTAAGGGTAGAGTTTGTAGAGTTGTTGTTGATGATCCTGGAAATGGATTCCCCAAACCACCTGACAGTGGAACAGGAGCTTCTGTTTATCCTGTTAAAGTCGTACTTGAAGGTGTTGAAGTTATCAATCCGGGTATAAATTATAATTGTGGGGTAGATCAACTTATTCTTGAACCAAGTAATGGACTTAAACTAACTTATGATTGTGATACTTTTGGTAGAATCATTAAGGTTAATGTAGAACCAGAAACAGGATCAGGTGGAGGATTTACAAGACAACCTGAGATCCGAATGATTACTGACACTGGAATTAATTTCCAAGCAGTTCCAAGATTTGTGGTTGAGAGAGATCCTGTCGTGGATGCCCTCCCGGAGGAAATCCTTCAAGTCACAGATCTGGTTGGACTCAAGCAAACCGGATTTATTTTTGGTCGTCCTTACTATGGATCAGTATTCTACAAAGAAGGTGTTCGTTATGCAGGTGTATACGAAACACCTGGACAACTCATACAAGTTTATGATACACTACAGGAGAGTATTGATGCTGAGGTAACCACACCTCCATCTGCAATTCTCAGGCAGGGTACTGATATTCGCAGTAATAATCCAAGACTTAATATTCCTGGATCACCTGAAAATCTATCTTAAATAACACAAAATGTCAGCACCATCTTCCAAAAACAAAGTTAACGATAGACTAAGATTAAGCGCAGATGCCAATAATGATGGCATCATAACAGATCAGGAAGCAAAAGCTTATAATAATCAAGCAAATCCAACTGATACAGCGAAGAATAACTTCACTGCTATCCGTTATGGAAATGATAAAGGATCTGTTTCTTTTGGTGCCATTCATAAAAAGGGGGATGTGACAGCAGGAATTAAACTGGGTGTTCCTGATGGCAGACATTCATTTTATATGGATATTGATGGACAACGAAAGGGTTGGACATCAACTGTCAGTCCTGGAAACTATCAGGTTACCTGTGGTGAGGATAATGAAGAAGCACAGGACTCTATGTTCCTTCATGCCTCTAATGGTAATATCGTTGTTCTTGCAACAAACGGAAAACTCAGATTACAGGCAAGTGATATTGAATTAGTTGCAGTCGGTGAGGGTGGATCGAAGGGCAACATTAAGATGACTGCCACCGAAAACGTGAGTATTGATTGTAAGAAGTTTCAATTTAATGCAAAAAATTACTATAAATTATGTACGTCGGGTAAAGCAGACATTATTGCTAATAGTTGTATGAATCTTTATGGGTCTATAATCAAAGCAGTCACTGATGGATGTGCCCTTAAAGACTCAAAAAATAATCTTCAAAGAATTCAATCAGAAAATCAGGGGTAAAAATGGCATTTCATGTAGACGATTTAGTTATTGGTGGACAGATGAAGGACGGAACAGGTATCTGTCCTGCTACTGGAGAAGGACCCACTAAAATTAATGGATCCTCAATGATTGAGGGTCCTGTTGTTATGGGACAACCAACTCACTTTCCATTTCCATTTGCAGGAACAAATATTGGACCTCTTACAAACTCAGATTCTCCCCCTGCATTTGCACCAGGTGCATTACCACTCGGATTGAGTAATCCATACGCTGCCATGGTTTCTCCAAACTTAGGTGTGATGGGTAACCTTGATGTCAATTTTCGCATTCAATGTGGTGGTGTAATCGGCGGACTTTCTGTCTTTGACTTTAGAGGTAATGTTTTAGCAGCAAAAAAAGATTTTGATATTCCTCACCCAACCAAAGATGATTGGAGATTGAGACACGTTGCACCAGAAGCACCAACAGCAGATGTTTATGTTAGGGGAAGGGTAACAAATAAAAAAGAAATCATCCTTCCAGATTATTGGAAAAAACTTGTCGATTGGACTACAATTACTGTTAACTTAACACCAGTTGGTTCTCATCAAAGTGTAATTGTAAAACGATTTGATGAAGAAAAGATTTATCTTCAATCAAATGGAGGTATGCCAATTGACTGCTTCTATCACGTCTATGCCGAAAGACAGGATTGTGAAAGAAATATAGCAGAATACGAAGGCACGTCTCCTGAGGATTATCCAGGAGATAACACACAATATTTACAATCAGGAAAAGTTTAAATTATGACAAATTCAGCAGGACAACCAGAAAATTTTAAATTTCCAGGAGAATTCGTTCCTTCCCCTAGAACTCAGGATTGTAGTAAACAGGCAGGTGGTTGGGGAGTACCAATGACCGACTTTGAATATATCTGGTACGCAAACAAAGGTGAAGCTGATTATCCAGAAGATGCTTGCACTCCTTACTATCACAAATCTGCAAAGATTAATGATTTTCAA